TTGGGACGCAAGAGGGTTTGGACATGCTTCAAGAGGAGCGAGATCCGGGGGCCGGGATGCGTTTAGTTTATAACATGCTGCAAGAGCGCCAGGCTCAGGAAGCGGCGCGTCAGGCCCCTGCGCCTGCGGCACGAGTACAGCCGGGCCGTGGTTCTCGGACCTCGGGCCTTGGATCTTTGGGAGGCATGCTTGACTGAGCGTTGCTTGTTCTGTGGGTCTGAGGAAGGTCGGGTCTTTGTTCACGGCCATTATCAGTGTATAACTTGTGGAACGAATGTAGATCCTTGCTGCAGCGGGGAAGTTGAAGAGGAAGAGACATGGGATTCTTCGAGGAAATCCGAAAGCTAAACGTCGACGGTTATGCCAAGGGCGGCAAGACCTCGTCGAGAGGTTCGTCTTCTAAGTCGGACAAGGATCGCAGTGGCACGAAGTCGAGCAGCGGGAAAGCTTCTACTGCTCGGGATAGCGGCGGCGGCAATGTCGTATCTAACTTCTTCAGCAATTTGTTTGGCGGCGGTGGAGACGACGCTGGAACAGCGGTAAGCGGATCAAGAACCTCGTCACCTGTGCCTACGCCACGTCCGGAGAGTGTTTCAATTCGTACGTCCTCTGGTCCTCGTGATGTAAGCTTCACGGATTATGCGGATATTGTAAAAAACCCCGGTGGTCAGCGGGCCTCTGCCCTTGGATATAGAAGTCCAACTCCTTTGCCGTATGCTTCTCCGGAAGTTGAGTCCGCTATCAACATGTATCGCTTGCGGGATCAGGCGATTGACGCGGGGGATCCTGGTTTTTCTTATATCGACCCAGCGACGGGCGAGACGGTAAACCAGCGGTTTGATCCAATCACCCGTGCGACAAACATGGGTATCTTGGGTGCCATTAGCGGATTTACTCGTAACACCATCTTAGACCAGTTGAATACTCCCGTTAGCGAATACGAAGGCACGGGGAACGCGATTGGTCGGTTCATTACTCGTCCACGAGGTGTCGACCGGTATGTGCCGGTAACGAACGAGCGGGGCATGCTTATTGGTTCCATGTCTGTGGATGCAAACGGAAGGCCGATTGGGTACACTGGCACTCAAACCACAAACGCCACGTTTAACGACCCGAACATTGACCAAGCGGCAGCTGCGGCGATGATCAACCCGTTTGGACCAAGCAACGAGGACAGTCCAGCGCCTGCTCCTCAAAGCCCAGCTATCGACCCCTGCCCCGAGGGCTACACGTACGACTTGGAAACTCAGTCCTGTAAGCCTGATACGGTGGTTGCTGAGGAAGAGGACCCATTCGATCAGCCGTTCACGACGGCACCAGCGGCTCCGATGCTCACACCGGCACCAAACTACACACAAGTTGCGCCCATCCAGCAACCAACTCTATCACCTGGCACAGTTCCTTCGCTTAGTTTTGCCCCAACCCCTGTACAACCAATAACAATTGGTGCACAACAGGGACTAGGATCGTTTAGACCGGGTGGCGTATGAACCTTCAGGCTCTTCCAGAAGAGGCGCTCAAGGAAATTCTTGCCCTCACTGAGGCAAAAAAACGGCTGGACCTGCGTGAAAAAGCGCAGGAGCACTTCATGCCGTTCGTGCACCACGTGTACGAGAACTTTATTGAGGGTCAGCACCACCGTGTTATTGCGGAAAAGCTCGAGCGGGTGGCGCGTGGCGAGTTAAAACGCCTGATTATCAATATGCCACCTCGACATTCCAAGTCCGAGTTCGCATCTTACCTGATGCCAGCGTGGTTTTTGGGTCGCAATCCCAAGCTCAAGATCATTCAGGCAACACACAACACAGAGCTTGCGGTAAGATTTGGTCGTAAAGTCCGCGACTTAATCGACGATCCGCAGTATAAAGAAGTATTCCCTCAGACCAACTTGAAAGAGGACAACAAAGGTGCGGGCAAATGGCAGACATCGGCGGGTGGTGAGTATTTCGCTGCTGGTGTTGGCGCGGCTGTTACTGGCCGTGGCGCGGACCTGTTCATCATTGACGACCCTCATTCTGAACAGGATGCGCTGAGCGAGACGGCGTTTGACCACGCCTACGAATGGTACACGTCTGGTCCTCGACAGCGTCTTCAGCCCGGCGGGGCAATCATTTTGGTTATGACCCGTTGGGGTAAGAAGGATCTGACCGGTCGTTTGCTGGAGCGGCAAGGAAACGACATAATGGCGGATAAATGGGAGGTGGTAGAGTTTCCTGCCATTCTCCCTTCCGACAATCCACTGTGGCCTGAGTTCTGGGAAAAGGACGCACTGCTTGGAATCAAGGCTTCGCTTCCACTTGGCAAGTGGAATGCGCAGTGGCAGCAGCAACCGACGGCGTCGGAAAGCGCAATTGTCAAAAAAGAGTGGTGGCAGGATTGGGAAAAAGAGGACATACCAAATATCAAGTATGTTCTTCAGGCATACGATACGGCGTTCTCTAAGAAAGAAACGGCGGACTACTCGGCAATCACCACTTGGGGTGTGTTCCAACCGGAAGAGGGTGGACCAGACCACGTAATCCTAATGGATGCCCGCAGGGGCAGGTGGAACTTTCCAGAGTTGAAGGAGATTGCCTATGAAGAACACGAATACTGGGAGCCGGATATGGTTTTGGTTGAGGCCAAAGCGACGGGGACGCCTCTCATTGACGAGTTGCGGCTGCGCGGCATACCAGCGTTGGGTTTCTCGCCGGGCAAAGGCAACGACAAAATAACTAGGATGCACATGGTTGCGCCGCTCTTTGAGGCGGGGGTAGTGTGGGCTCCAATGGCTAAGCCGTTTGCGGAAGAAGTAGTCGAAGAGGTTATTTCATTTCCTAATGGCGATCACGATGACTTTTGTGATAGCATGACGCTAGCCTTGATGCGGTTTCGTCAAGGAGGTTTTATATCTCTACATGACGAAGGTATCGAAGAAGATGAATGGAGGCCCCGTAAGCGGGAGTATTATTAATGGCTCTACCACCACGCCCTATGGGCTCACTTGTAGATTCGGGCATAGATCCCGTAGACACCGCTGGCCTCCCCGAAGTAGAGGTTCCTATTGACGAGCCCATGAACTTTGAGGGCGGTGCCGAAGTTATTGACGACGGTCAAGGCGGTGCGATTGTGCAAGCCCTTGCTATGCTTGACGAGATGGGCGCTGCAGAACAACTGATCCCGTTTGACGCCAACTTATCAGAGTTCCTGGACGACGGTACTCTGGGCGAGTTGTCCTCCGAACTTCGGGGACTATACAACGACGATTTGGATTCCCGCTCTGAGTGGGAGGAGACCTACACTAACGGGCTTGACCTACTTGGTTTGAAGACCGAGGAACGCAGCACACCGTTCGAGGGCGCATCTGGCGTAACCCACCCGATGATCGCGGAGAGCGTAACGCAGTTTCAAGCACAGGCTTACAAAGAACTGCTGCCTGCGGGTGGCCCTGTCCGCACCGATGTTCTAGGAGCCAAAACGCCGCAGCGTGAAGAGCAGGCCAACCGCATTAAGGATTTCATGAACTACCAAGTCACTGAGGTGATGGAGGAGTTCGATCCTGACATGGACCAAATGCTGTTCTATTTACCGCTCTCTGGTTCGACCTTCAAGAAAGTGTACTTTGACGTAACCAAGAACCGCGCTGTTTCGAAGTTTATTCCAGCGCAAGATCTCGTGGTTCCGTATTCCGCATCTGACCTCGGCACTGCAAGCCGCGTCACTCACGTGCTCCGCATGGACATGAACGACGTAAAGAAGATGCAGTATGCTGGCGTTTATCGCGACGTAGACCTGCAACCCTTTGATGACACAGAAGAAAACCCTGTACGTCAGAAGGTAAACGAGCTTGAGGGCTTGTCGAAGAACTACACTGATGATGTTCTCACCGTGCTGGAAATGCACGTCGAGCTCGATCTCGAGGGCTTCGAGGACAAAGATCCGATGACCGGTGAGCCAACTGGCATCAAACTCCCTTACATCGTGACGATTGACGAGAGCTCTGGTCAGGTTTTGGGCATCCGCCGGAACTACGACGAGATGGATC